GTTGAGAGGGTCAGTCAATGAGGGAGTCTTATTTAGTTTTAATCATTATTACTGTGGCGTTCTGTGTGTATGAGGTAGGTTTTGCAGCTGCCCATCAAGAAGTTAAAACAGAATGCGACAAGCTAGGCGGGTTCTTTGTCGGCGACAATATCTTTAAGTGCGAGAGGGTGAGCCAATGAAGCCAAAGATTGTGATTTTGAGTGATGTTGAAGGCTGGGTGGTAGCGAGCGCTACGATTGACGGCAAGGAGTACTGGGTAAAGCTGAACACAATCGGAATGCCGACAGACAAGCGTAATGAGTTAATTCGAGAAATGGCAAAGAAAAAGGCGGAGGGTGAGTGATGAGTAAAGCAGACATGGTAAACAAGCCACCACACTACAAAGACGCAAGCGGGATTGAGTGCAAAGAAATTACTTGTCATAGAAAGATGCCGTTTAGTTTGGGTAATGCTATCAAGTATCTATACAGAGCAGGGAGTAAGGGTGACTTACTAGAGGATTTGAAAAAGGCTGAGTGGTATTTGAGGGTTGCTTACTTGAACAACGAGAGAGTGCCTAAAGCGGTTAGATCGAGATTGACTGAGGTTGCAGCACACAGGGAGGGCGGCATTAGGTCAGCCATGCTCAATCTTGGTTTTGATTTTACAGATAAGGCTTACCGAGCGGTTAAGAGTGAGATAGAGAAACTGGAGGCAGGCAATGAATAAATCAAACACAGGCGGGTTAAGTTTTTTAAGTGCATTGCAGATAGCGTTTATCGTGCTCAAGCTGACAGGGTTTATTGAGTGGTCATGGCTATGGGTGCTTAGTCCAATATGGTTGCCGGTGATGCTGATGGGTGTGTTGTTTGTGGTGTTTATCGTGCTAGAGGGGAGAAACAAATGAGACATTTTGCATTTTTAGGAGCGGTGTTCTGCTTACTGGGGACAGCTTTCAATATTTCGGTTTATAGCAACACTGGGAGTGATATTGCTTTAGCTAGTAGCGTTGTTACAGCGGGGTCGTTTTTACTGGTAGCACTTATGATAACGAGGTAGCAATGAGAGATAGCACACGACTGCAAGAAATAAGGAGGATGCCTTGCTGTGAATGTGGTGCAGACCCTCCGAGCCAAGCCGCCCATTCCAACTTTTCAATACATGGTAAAGGGCGCGGGATTAAGGCAAGTGATGAATATGTTATCCCGCTATGCCCTAAACATCACCACCAATTCGATACCTACTCAATGGGTATGAATAGACAGCAAAGCATAGAGTGGTTTTTAAGCAAACTTGATTACATTAACGGAGTACCGAGTGAGCAAGACAATCAGGCAGACTTTTAACTTATGCAATCAGCAAGTGCTCAGTAACTGCTACTCGTTTATTGCTGAGCATTACCAGCAGCAGGAGGGCAATTTAAAACTGATGGCTACGGTTGAGTTGATAGACGGAGATAAGGCTCGTTCAATAGCCCAAAATAGCCTGTATTGGGGTTGGGTGGGCTTTCTATCGGACAAGCTAGGTGACACTAGGGAGGAATTGCACACAAGGCTTAAATGGCAGTTTTTAAGGCCTATCTACTTACGAGACGATAGAGGGTTCGCTGAAATGATGCTAAGTGTTGACGAGTATCGCAGTCAAGCGAGTAAGTCGGAGTTTGCTGTATTAGCCAAAGGGGTGTCTAGTCTAATGAGCACGACTAAAGCAAGTGTTAAGCAGATGAGCGAGTACATGGACGCAATAGATAAATATTACTACGCACAAGGCTATGCACTACCAAAGCCTGATGACTACCAGTGGATAAGGGGTGAATGATGCAGATAACGAGTGATGACTTGTATGAGTTTGGGCAGTGGGCTAGAGACCATAAAGATGATTTAGAGCCAACCAGTGCATGGGTGTTAATTGAGCGTGGGAATGTAGCAAGACCAACTAACAAAGGATATAGCATGACAGACGAGAAAGCAGCGAAGATTGATAAGGCAGTGTGTGCGTTGACCAAGCATAGCCCGCGACTAGCACAAGTGTTTACGGCTCATTATGTGTTAGGTGCAAGCTATCGAGACCTAGCACACAGTCAGAAGTGCAGCCGTACTGTGGTGAGTAAGCAAGTCACAGAAGCCAGTGGGTTTGTTATAGGTGCAGTAACTATGATAGGTAATGCTTGACTGTCATGCCACGATGTGGTATAAAGAGCACAGAATGGAGAAGTGTCTAAAGGCACTGACCATTTGCTATTTATCTGTCCTACCGCCGGCTGTCCTCACGGATAAAGGTTGTAACGGCAGAGCAAAAACGCTCACTAGAAATGGCGGGCGTTTTCTTTTACGAGCTAGGAGTATCGCAGGTTAACACCTCCCTCCTAGACAACCGCCCTCATTTTAACCGGTGAGGGCTTTTTTATTGCCTGAGATAAACATGCCAAAGCTAATCGACAGACAGATAGAGTCAGACGAGCATGGCTATTATTGTATTGATACTTATGACTCGAATATTGACTATCCTTTTTGTGGGTTCGGATATTCAGAGCATGAGGCGATAGCTGAGGCAGAAAGACAAGCAAGAAAACAATTTAACAATAGAGGTGAGTCAGTGACAAACCTTGCATAAGGAGTTGTCTGTGATAACGCCTAAGTTAACAGAAAAACAAGAGTTATTTGTAAGAGAGTATCTTAAAGACCTGAACGCAAGCCAAGCGGCACTCAGAGCCGGTTACAGCGAAGGTTCGCATGGTGAGCAAGGCTATCAGCTACTTCAAAAAACTTCAATTCAAAACGCAATAGCTGAGCTTAAAGCAGAACGTAACAAAGAGCTAAAGGTAGATGCAAAGTATGTACTTAACCGCTTACTGGATATTGACCAACTTGATGTGCTGGATATTTTAGATCCAAGCGGCTGCATTAAGCCAGTAGACGAGTGGCCTAAATCATGGCGGCAAAACATATCATCATTTGAGATTGCAGGCGATAAAAATCAAGGTCAAGTGGTTAAGCTAAAGTTCCCCGATAAGGTAAAAAACCTTGAGCTAATCGGTCGTCATGTCGAAGTAGGTGCATGGGTGACCAATCAAACAATAGACCTTAACGCAAATCATAAGCATGAGGTATCAACACTGAGCGACTTAATAGACGAGTTAAGCAATGAGCAATCTAGCCAAACTTAAAGACCGTCTGTTTAGGCTCAACCATCTGTATTACATCACTGATAAGAACGGTAAGAAAGTCCGCTTTAAGATGACCCTTGAGCAGTTGGCTTATTACGACGGCGAACATACTCGTAACGTCATTTTAAAAGCCAGGCAGCTAGGTTTCACTACTGAGGTTTGTATCATTCAACTCGATGCAGCACTGTTTGAAGGCAGCAAGTGCGCCATGATTGCGCATACTCTATTTGATGCTAAGAGACTGTTTAGGGAAAAGGTTAAGTACGCCTACGACTTACTGCCTGATGTGATTAAAGCAGCTAATCCGGTCGTTATTGAGACCAAAGAAGAGCTAGTCTTTGAGAAGGGCGGCAGTGTCACTGTGTCCACCTCATTCCGTGGCGGTACATTGCAGCGCTTACACGTATCAGAGTTCGGTAAGATTTGTGCTAAGTACCCAGAGAAAGCACGCGAGATTATAAGCGGTGCATTTGAAGCATTAGGCATTGACGGCATTGGCACGCTTGAGAGCACGGCTGAGGGCAGACAGGGTTACTTCTTTGATATTAGCCAGGAAGCTGAAAAGCTATACCTTTCTAACAAAGAGCTAAACAAACAAGATTTTAAGTTCTTCTTCTTCTCATGGTGGCAAAATCCTGAGTACGCTATGCCGGCTCAAGTATTGCCTGAGCGACTAGAGCGTTACTTCTACGAGCTTGAGCATAAGCACGGCATTAAGCTGACAGACGAGCAAAAAAGCTGGTACTACGGCAAAGAGAAAACGCTAGGCGCTGACATGAAGCGCGAATATCCTTCAATACCTAAAGAAGCGTTTGAGCAGTCAGTTGAGGGTGCTTACTACTCTAAGCAGTTTGCTGACTTGTACGCTAAAGGATTGATTGCTGAGAAGCTACCAGACAATGCTCATGCGCCGGTTGATACTTACTGGGACTTAGGTGTTTCAGACAGCACAACGATATGGTTCATCAAAAAAGTAGGTGAGCATTATCAGGTGATTGATTGCTACTCAAACAGTGGTGAAGGGCTTAACCATTATCTTGAGGTGCTACATAAGCGTGGTTACAGCTATGGCGTACACGTTGCACCCCATGACGTTGACAACAGAACACTAGGCAGCCACGATGCTAAGAGCCTAAAACAGCAAGCGCGCGAAGGTTACATAATCAACGGCGTTAAAATGAGCATCAACTTTGAAGTGGTTAAGCGCACGACATCGGTCAACACTGACATTGAAATGGTCAGACAGATATTGCCATTGTGTGAGTTTGACGCAGTGAAGTGTGATGATGGTATTAAAGCGCTTGAGAACTACAAGAAAGACTGGAACGAAAAAGCAGGTATGTGGCGCGATAAACCATTACACGACTGGTCGAGCCACTACGCCGATGCGTTTCGAATGTTCGCAGTCTATCAATCTAAACCTAAGCCGGCCAAAAACCTCAAAATAACATTCGGATAACAACTGTTTAAATAACTATAAGCATCACTGTTGCAATAAGATACGTGGTATAATATATCTTTATATCAAAAGTATATGGTGGTGCTTTATGTTTGAACAAAGAGTAGTGGATTTAGAAGAAGGCGTCCAAGAGTTTAACGGCGTTAAGTATTATTTCTGCGGCCGATATTTTGAGACGTATGGCCAAAGTGAAAGGCGATTGCATAGAGCTGTTTGGCGTCACTTCAACGGCGATATACCTGATGGTTACCACATACACCATGTAGATCACGATGTTTTTAATAACAACATTGAGAACCTTGTCTGCATTACTATGAGTGAGCACATGAAGCATCACGCCCTATTGCAGTCAGCAGAGCACTTGGCTAAGTTTTTAAAGGCAGGGCAAGATGCTGCTAGAGCTTGGCATGGCAGCGAAGAAGGTATTGAGTGGCATAAAAAGCAATACCAGCTCACTAAAGATGTGTTTCATAAAAAAGGGATTATAACTTGCAGTTATTGCGAAAAAGAAGCACTTGTTAAGATTAGGACGACCGCATCAGGTCTTATGTTTTGCTCAAGTAAATGCAAATCTGCACATAGGCGCGCATCAGGGGTTGATGACGAGACTAGGGACTGCAAACACTGCAAGCAAAGTTTTATGTGCAATAAATACCAGAAAACACTCTACTGCTCCACTGATTGCAGGAGGGCAGCAAGAAAAACCTTAAAATAACATTTGGATAAATATTATGGCACAGCCAAATTATGTAAGGCCAGAATTGTTGGCTATGCTTGATACTTACGCCATGCTAGAAGCGTGCTATGAGGGTGAGCGAGCGATTAAAGCGACTCATTCAGCAGTTTCAGGCTCGCATTATAACGGCGGTAGTGGTAACACAATCGGATATAGTCCTTACCTGCCAGACCCAAGCCCACGCAATGAAGATTATGAGGTAAGAAAGCATCGCTATGATAGCTACCTGCAAAGAGCAGTCTTTTACAACGTGACTCGCAGAACAGTAAGCGCTTTAGTTGGTCAGATATTTAGCAAGTATCCTACTTATGATCTAAACGAACTTGCCTACCTTGAGGGCGATGTTGACGGCGCAGGGCAATCACTTGTCCAACAAGCCAAAGACGTTACTGTTCAATGCTTACTTAAAGGCGGCGGCGGACTGCTTGCAGATATGCCGGTCAATGAAGGTGTTACCAAAGCAAGTATGGCTAATGGCGGCATTAGACCGATTATCAAGCACTACCAGCGTGAAAGCATCATTAACTGGCGCGTGGTTAAGGTAGGCAGCGTTTACAAGCTAGGACTGCTTGTGTTAGCTGAGAGCTACATTGCAGAAGATGACGGCTATAAGCAGGAACTAGGCGAGCAGTTGCTAGTCTTGCGCTTAACTGATGGGTTAGCTGAGAGCGAGATAATCCAAAAGATTGACGGTGAGTGGGTCAGTCAGGGTGTTAATCCACTACGTGATAGCAAAGGCTCGCAGTTGACTGAGATACCGTTCTACTTTTACGGCGCGGTTAATAATGATGCTGAGATTGACGACAGCCCGATGTATGATATTGCATCGCTTAACGTAGCTCATTTTAGAGACTCAGCTTGTTATCAAGAAATGCTGTTTTTAACAGCAAGCCCTACATTGGTCATCACAGGATTAGACCAGCAATGGGTTGACGAGGTGTTGACTAATGGTGTCGCTTTAGGGTCGCGCAGTGGCATTTTGCTACAAGTAGGCGCTACAGCAAGCCTAATCCAAGCGCAGGCAGATGGTGCGCTATACGAAGCTATGCAGCACAAAGAGGCGCAGATGCGTACTCTAGGGGCTAAGCTAGTACAGGAAGCTACCTCAGCAGCTAAGACCGCGACAGAAGCGGCGGCGGATAATGCAGACCAGGTAAGCACCTTAACAGTGATAGCCAACAACGTATCAGATGCTTACACTAAAGCAGTACGTGCTTGTGGCCGTTATGTGGGCGTTGCTACTGATGGGTTATTCGTTACGCTTAACACGCAGTTTGACTTTGCTAAGCTATCGCCTGAGCAAATCGATAGACTGGTATCAATGTGGCAAAGCGGTGTGATTACATTTGGTGAATTGCGTGAGCAGCTTGTTGAGTCAGAATTTGCCAATATTGAATCAGCTATCGAAGCTAAAGAAATCATCGAGCAGGAAAACGCAGCGATGATTTACGACTCGGAGTAGTTGAGACATGGCAATCACAGGCGACAAGTTCGCGGAATGGGCTACCAAGCAAGAAGGGGTAGCCATCAATCGCTATGAGAAGCGTTTTTACAAGCATATTGAGTCACTAGGCAGCGACGTATCTTACTACCTAGCGGATGTTAAGCGCATTGACAATCTATCTAAGCCTAAGATTGACAGTCTTATTGCTGAGATTATCAGTGTGCAAAACACACGCTATGCTGATGCTATTGTTGATTTTGTAGAAGATGCGGCAAAACTTGCACAGTACGCGGCTGAAACTGAGGTTATCGGCATGGGTATGGTGCAGCGTGTTAAAGATGCCAGTGCCATTGCTATGCGAACACCAATTGCAGCTAACGGGCTTTTGACGGCTGAGCACATGGCACAGCTTAACGCTTACAACAACAAGCGACTTGCAGACACGATAAGACAAGGCTGGTCTAGTAAGATGGCAATAAGCGACCTTGATGCGCTAATCGTAGGCACTGAAAAGCTAAGGTATG